TTCTCTAGCAGCAATTTCGGTTAATGCCGCTGTCGAGGGAGCCGATGCGTCTATGGCGACTCTTGGTAATGCTACTGAGCGAACTGGTACAACCCAGATCCTCACCAAAGCCTTCCAAGTATCTGCCACAGCGGATGCAATAAAGACACACGGCAGGGCAAAAGAGACTGCGTTAACAACCACTTACAGTAATTTCCTGAAGTTGGCAGCGTAGTATAAACAATGTGAATTCAGGGGACGCCTAAGTGTGAAAGCATATGGTAATCCTGAGCCAAGCCCTAGCTCTCTAGGGAAGGTGCAACGACTATCGAAAAGGCATTCAATACGAATGTAACCCAGTAGAGTACACTCAAGTGAGTGGAAGCGCATTGGCCAGCATAACGCTGGCATGATATAGTCTATTCTTGTGTCGAAAGCATAAGCAGTTCTTAAGAGAACGGGTAGGTAAGTAACGTAACCTATTGAATACAAAGACCAAATGGCGAAAGCCCTTAAGGAAATAAAGCGGGATTACGAACACGCTCTAGTTGGCTTAGATCAAGCTGCTGTAGCTGGTTCTTCGAGTGCCGCACGTAAAATGCAGTCTGTTATTAATCAGATTACTACTGATTTAGACGCAGGCGCAGCAGCAACAAATCCGCTTACAGAGGCCAAGCTTCTCACAGCGGGTCAGACTGCCTACACTAATGGCAGTGACGTTGACACTCTCATGATTAAAACTGCGGATGCCCAGATTGTGGCCGGATTCAGCGCGGCTTCTGGCCGTAATCGTGAGATTGCGCAGGGTAAAACATTGGTCAATGCTATTGACCTATATGTGTCCCCCTATGGCGAATACCGTGTTGTCCTCAACAGACAGATGAAGTCTACCCACGCATTGCTCATCGATCCTTCGATGTTCAAGCTGTGTTCACTACGTCCGTTCACTCGCACATTATTAGCGAAATCCGGTGACAGCGACAAGCACCACGTTGTAGGCGAGATGTCCGTGAAACACTCTAACTTCGGTGACAGTATTAAGATCTCCGGACTGTCATAACACCTACATAATACCCAAACTTTAGGCTCAGGTATAAACTGGCCTTTAGCTCTGGCCCATCCAAGCTCCACACAGGTTTTGCTCTCCTTGTTGTGTGGTCCTTGGGTGGGCCTTTTTCATTTTAAGGACAGCAAAATGACCAAACCAGAACTTGGATTACAGCAGTCGTCCCATGACTTCATCTTTGAACATGGCGGACTGACACAGAAGCATTCGCAGAGTATAACCCAAAGCTTCCTAGATGACCTCAAGGACGCCCGCAACGAAAGCAATAAGCAGAGGGCTGGCGAGATGCACAGGATTGCAAGCATTCCCACAGTTATTGTTGAGAAGTGGATGCGCGAGGGCTTTGACCTATGGAAAGCCTCTGGTCCTGAGATTGTGAGGAAGCTCCACGCTGAAGACTTAGGATTATTGATGGCTACCGAGAAAAGGATTTAACGATGAACAGAGGTGAATTGCGGTCGCATTTTATTGCCCTTTTAAACAGGAGCGATTGCTCCGCAGCCTTGGCTGATACTTTTATAGATCAAGCTTTGGGCCGCATAACTAGGGTGCTTAGAATACCACCCATGGAGAAGACGCAGACCTACGATACCACCACTGACGTAAGTTCAAATGACTTCGGTGTGGCTTCTATCGTTATCCCGGCCGACCTAATTGAGGCCATTGATATTTACAGTGGTAAGTACGCTCTGACACGCATTCCGCTCCATGAGATGATCGAGGCCCAAGATACTGGACAGATTGGAACGCCTAAATTCTTCACGAGAGTTCAAGGAACCTTCCTTTTACACCCTAGTCCCGGCTCAGGCACCGTAGTCCTAAATTACTATGGAGCGTTTGCTGCCCTTACCGAAAACGAGAGTACCAATACTCTAACAACGCTTGGCCCTGATCTATTGATCTACACATCTCTCTCATACGCTTCTGACTACTTCCTCGATGAACGGGGGCCTCAGTTTGAAGCCAAGGCGTCTCAATTTCTAGTAGAGATACAGGAACAGGCCAATGCGAGTGAGCAATCAGGTGGAACTCAGGTTATGCGACCTTCCCAGACATATGAGGATTAATCATGAGTAAAACTAGCTTCTATGCGGACACCGCCGTCACAAACAACCAGACAAACGCCATCGAGGCCAGCAAGTCTCAAGCTGCTTTAAGTGCAGCGGCCGCATCTGCCTCTGCGGGGACATCAAGTTCGGGGGCCGTAACTGCCACAGAGAAAGCGCAAGAGGCCGCAGTGAGCGCTACATCAGCATCCAATTCTAACGCCGCCGCTACAGTCAGTAAGAATGCTGCGGCTGGCTCTGCAACAACGGCACTTAGCCACAGCCAAACTGCTTCTGGGTCTGCCAACACGGCGAACCAAAAAGCACAGCAAGCAAGCTCAAGCGCTGGTACAGCCAACACTAAAGCTAACGAAGCTTTGGGCAGCGCTAATACATCTACTTCTTCAAGAAACCTGAGCATAGCCGCTAAGAACGATAGCGTTACCGCAAAGAACGATGCCGTCACGGCAAAAGACGCTTCTGTAGCCGCAAGAGATGCTTCTGTCGCGGCAAAAGATGCCTCTATAGCCGCAAGAGATTTATCAGTTGCTGCGAAGGATGCCTCGGTTGTTGCCAAGGATGCCTCGGTTGTTGCGAAGAACGCATCTGTCGCTGCTAAGGACGCATCCGCCGCGAGTGCCGCCGCTGCTTTAACCAATAAAAACACAAGCGTAGCCAACGCCGCAACTGCAACAACAAAGGCAAACGAGGCTTCCGCCAGTGCGACTGCAAGTGCATCGTCGGCAACTACTTCTACTGCCTCAAAGAATGCCGCTGTAGCTGTAACCGCCAACTTCCTCGGTGCCCACTCATCTGCACCCACACAGACCGCCGCTGGTGGCTCACTGGCTGTTGGCATGCTCTACTTCGACACCGGATCTGATGTGCTTAAAGTACGGGCGTCTGGTGGCTGGATAAACGCTGGTAGCTCAATCAATGGTACAAGCGCACGGTTTGCATATACGCTAACGGCTAACCAAACGACTGTAACAGGCAATGATGCAAATGGTAATCCTCTGGCCTACGATAGCGGGTTTGCAGATATTTACCTTAACGGAGTCAAACTAGCGGCTGGGGACTTCACAGCAACAAGTGGCACATCAATAGTCTTAGCGGCTGGGGCCACTGCAAATGACATCTTGGAAGTAGTTGCCTTTGGCACCTTCCAGCTTTCAAACGGCTCCTTCACTGGGACCACCACGGTGCAGAACCTGGCGGTCACGGGCACAGTCGATGGCCAAGACGTCGCGGCGATGGGTAGCAAACTAGCTGGGATTGAAGTCAGCGCTACAGCCGATCAAACTAAGAGTGACATAGAAGGCTTGGGCATCGATGTACCCGCCGCAAACATAACTGGAACTATAGCTGCCGCACGGCTATCCACAGCGGCCACCCAGGCTGAATCAGATGATAGTACAAAGATAGCTACGACTGCGTATGTCGTTGATAAGATTACAACTTTGATTGGTGGTGCACCTTCCACTTTGGACGATTTGAACGAATTAGCTCAGGCAATAAATGACGATTCTAGCTATAATTCGACCCTGACCACTGCGTTGGCTACAAAGATGCCTAAAGCTGGTGGAGCCTTCACAGGCGGCGTAGACATCACGGGTACTTTAGCAACATCAAGTACGATAACGGTTACAACTGCCGCTTCAACCAAAGCAGGTTCATTTGTAGGTAATGGGATTGAGGTCAAACATCCTACGGGTGCAAGCAATTTGTTTATAGGTACTCAAACTGGCAACGATGTTAAAATAGCATCTATAGGCGCTCAGTCTATGCGACTAGACACAAATGGCACAGAACGTATGCACCTCACAGCAGCGGGAAACATTGGGATTAACGACTCTTCACCAGATGGTTCTTTGCACATCACAAGAAGTAATAGTTCTTTGCAGCTTGTACTAGAGCGTACCACAGGTAATACCGCAAAGTTTAGTGTTGGTCTAAATAATGGATTAGTGTTTACTGATCTTGTTGCTGGCGCGGAACGTATGCGCATCGACAGCAGCGGAAATGTCGGGATTGGGTGTGTTCCTAATTCAATAAAGTCTGGCTTTGATACATTACAAATTGGTGGAAACCTTACGTTAAATGTAGATAGCACAGGTGCTGGTGCTGGTGTTTATATGGGCAACAACGTATATAGAGATAGCACAAACAGTCGTTGGGAATACATTAATACAGACGAAGCAAGTCAATACTATCAAGCGAATGGTACGCATGTTTGGAGATATGCTGCTTCTGGTTCTGCTAATGCGGCCATTTCTTGGTCTGAAGCCATGCGCATCAGCAGCGGCAACTTGCTGTTGGGGACTACGTCAACTTTAATTAGTGCTGGCGGTCCTTTGCAGGTCAAAAGCAGAACGGGTAGTGAGCATGTAGCAACTTTTCAGAATGGTGTTTCCAATGGAGGGTTTGGTATACGCTTTCTAAATGTTGCGGGGTCGTCTGTCGGCTCAATAGCATGGACTGGCTCAGTTACTAACTACAACACATCTTCAGACTACAGACTAAAAGAAAACGTAGACTATACTTGGGACGCAACAACACGCCTCAAGCAACTAAAGCCAGCGCGATTTAACTTTATTGCTGACGCTGACACTACAGTTGATGGCTTCCTAGCACACGAAGCACAGGCAATTGTACCTGAGTGTGTTGTTGGCACTAAAGACGCAATGCGTGACGAAGAGTATGAAGTTACTTCAGCAGTCATAGACGAGAACGGAACTGAGACAACACCCGCAGTCATGGGCACTCGCAGTGTCCCAGATCATCAGGGCATAGATCAGTCTAAGCTAGTCCCACTACTCGTCAAAACAATTCAAGAGCTAGAAGCTCGAATAACAGCACTGGAGGCTTAGAACATGACAAGATCACGCGACTTAGCGAACTTAGCCGATAGCACTGAGTTCACATCTGCTGACCACGCAAAGCTAGACGGCATCGAAGCATCAGCTACGGCGGACCAGACTAACGCCCAGATCAAAACGGCGGTTGAGGCTGGTGCGGACATTAGCCTGGGCGGAAACCCAACGACGACGACGCAGTCGGCTGGCAACAACACAACTCGCGTGGCCACCACGGCGTTTACTCAGGCGGCTATTACCGCTCTAGTTGGTAGTGTTCCAGCCACTTTAAATACTTTGGCCGAGCTAGGTGATGCACTCGGTGACGATCCGAATTACGCGACCACTACCAGCAATCTTATTGGTACAAAGATGCCGTTGGCTGGTGGAGCCTTTACTGGTGCCGTGACAACCAACTCGACTATAGATGGAGTGGACATAGCTACTAGAGATGGCGTGCTAACTAATACTACGAATACAGCCAATGCGGCTTTGCCTAAAGCTGGCGGCGCCTTAACAGGTGTTCTTACTACAAATAGTAGTGTTGGAATTGGCACAAGCTCACCTGGGAGTTGGTCAAACGCTCAGAACCAACTTGTTGTAGGTGACGGTAGTGGTGATAGCGGAATTACAATTTACTCACAAAACAACGCAAATAGTAACTTGCGTTTTTCAGATGGAACAACAGGTTCTCAACAATACAGCGGTCGTATTGAATATGATCATGTAAATGACAATTTGTATTTAGGGGCGGGTGGAATAACACCGTTCATCATAACCACTGCTGGTAATGTTGGTATTGGTATAGAGACACCTACATCAAAACTTCACGTAGATGGTGACCTACTATCAACTGGCGAAATTATAGCTTTATCCTCAACAGTTGACTTCTCAACTACTAGCTCAGCTAGGGACAGCAACTGGATAGCTAGCTTTACTAACTCAGGTACTACAAACCCCTATGGTCTATACGTTGATACCACTGGTGCTGCTAGTACAGGCTACAACCTTGCATGCTACACTAACACAGGAACAGGTCTGTTCGTTAAGAATGATGGCAATGTTGGTATTGGAACAACTACACCAAATGCCGTTGCTGGATACGCAACGTTGACCCTTGATGGCACTAGCGGTAGCCTGCTGGATTTTGAAGTAGCTGGCGCAATTACTGGTGAGCTTTATGCAACTGCTGCTACTGGCATGGGTATGCAAGCAGTAGGTTCAAGGCACATTCAGTTTAAAACCAACAACGAAGAACGTATGCGCATCACCAATACTGGATCAGTCATAATGACTTCCACAGGCTGGGATGGGGCGTTAGATAATAGCGACACAAATGTAGTTGGTCATAACTTTATAGCCGATGGCAGACATTATCTGCAAGTAGACGCCAACACCACTAATTACGAAGTTATACTTGTTAATAATATCCTTGCTTCTGATGCGGTTGCGGGGGTTTTACAGTACAGAGCGCGTGGTAATATTAAAGGCTCTCTAAATGGTAGTGGTAGCGGCCTAGCAATTGTCAATGCTTCTGATTACCGCAAAAAAGAAAACATTACAGACTTGTCGGGTTCGTTAGCTAAAATTAAAGCTCTGAGACCTGTCACATTTACTCATAGAAGTGCCTATACAACCGACACAAGTGCCGTAAAAACAGGAATGATTGCTCACGAAGTGGCTGCGGTTTTACCAAATTTGGTCGTTGGCGAGAAAGATGCTGTAGATGATGATGGCGAGATAGTTTTGCAAGCATTGTCGTACAGCGGTGACGAAATGATAACTCATTTGATAGGCGCTATAAAAGAGCTAGAGGCTCGAATAACAGAAATAGAAGGATAAAATAGAAGCAGCGGCACTATAACTTAACCCCAACCAAATTAAGGAAAGCAAATGACTGAACAAACGACAGCTAAAGAAGAACCTACGATCACTCTCAATGATGTGACGCACAACCTCAGTGACCTGAGCGCAGAGGCACAGCAATGTGTCAGCCAAGTTGCAGCCCTCGATAAGCAAGTGCAAGCAACCCAGTTTCAGTTGCAGCAACAAAACGGCGCCCGTGAGTTCTTCATTACCCAACTTAAAGCAGCAATCGATGCTCCAGTAGAGGATGCAGAGGTCATAAACTAAAAGGACTGCACTATTACTCATAAAGACGGTTTCCGCTTATCCCAAAGCGTACCCCTTGCCGTGGCTTTTGGACTTATGACACAAGCCGCTGCAATCGTCTGGGTAGCTTCGATGATGATGTCTGACATCGAGCTAAACGCCAGAGATATTAACAGTATCAGCATGAGAATGGTCCGTGTCGAAAACATGGTTCAATCACAGGCCGTCAGTATGGCCACAATCTCAACCAACATAGAGCATATACGCAAGGCCGTTGAAAGCATGGCATCCCCTAAAAGATAAAGGAATTGCTATGGACCCTATCTCCATAAGCGCAGCCTTTGCGGCTGTGAAGGGCGGCATTTCGGCGGGTAAATCGCTAATGAACATGACCAAGGAACTCAGTAGCTTCTTCGATGCGTCTGATGCCGCCCAAGCCGACCACACTAAAAAGAAGAACTCGGTATTTGCTTCCGCCAACGAGGAGGCGATGACCACGTACATGGCCAAGTTGCAGGCCAAGGACGCGGAGGAGGAACTCAGAAATTACCTCGTGAACACTCGCGGACTATCAAGTTACAATGAATTGCAGAGCATCAGGCGCGAGATACGCATAGAGCGCAAAGAAGCTGAACGCAAAGCAATGAACGCCAGACAAGAGAAACAAGAGCAAGCGATGACTATTGCGGTCATCGTCATGATGGCTGCGCTCTGCTTAGGCAGCGGCGGCGCTTACCTTTGGTGGCTCGGCCTCATTGAGTTCTAGCCGCGAGGTTGCAGAATTTACTCTCACAGAAACTAAGAGGCGATGGATCGTGACTAACCGCAAAGGGGTAATCTTAGTTATTACCAGAGACAAGCGGGCGGCTATTGGCGTTATAATGAAAGGAAACACTAAATGACTTTAGCTATGGAGCGCATTCTAAAGTGGAAGCTGATGCCACGTCTGATGATGCTGGTCATGACGCTTATGTACGTGGACGTTCTGCGCTGGTTCATGTGTCTACCGCCGGATGCGATGACAAGTCAGGCTACCGCACTAACCGCAACTGTAACAGGGGCGATGACCGGGGCCTTTGCCTGTTGGCTGTCGTCTGAGCAATGAGTATTATTGCAAGCCTGATTGGCCCCGTGTCCAGCATTCTGGATAAAGTAATACCAGACAGCGACATGAAAGCTAAACTGGCGCACGAGATAGCAACAATGAGCGATACCCACGCCCAGCAAGCACTTGTCGCTCAACTAGAAATCAACAAAGTCGAAGCAAAGGGTAACTGGTTCCAAGCAAGCTGGCGGCCCTTGTGTGGCTACACCTGTGTCCTAGGGCTGATGGTCAACTTCCTGATCTCCCCAATCTGCGCTGGTTTTGGCTTTGTCATACCACAGGCCGAGATGTCCACCATGCTCCCGATTTTAACTGGAATGCTTGGGCTTGCCGGGATGCGTAGCTTCGAGAAGGTCAAGAAGGTGTCGAAGTAATGCAGACTTGGCAATTTATCTTACTGGCAATGGTCACACTGAATACGTGTGTAAACTGCTTTCGCTTCCACCGGGAATACAAACGTCCCGCCGATAGAATACCTAACTACCTTGGAGGTACTAAATGAGTGACGCAATGCGAGCGCTTCAGATTAAGATAGGCGCTGGGAGTGATGGCCAATTTGGCCCTAACACAGCCAAGGCAATCGCCAAGCACTATAACCTGACGCCAAAGAGGGCGGCCCACCTTTTAGGGCAGGCTCACCATGAGAGTGGCGGCTTCAAGCTGGTGCGTGAGAACCTATATTACAGCACGCCGGAGCGCATCCAACAGGTCTGGCCCAGCCGCTTCCCAACCGTGGACAGCGCAAAGGCTTATGCTAAGAACCCACGCGGACTAGCTGGCAAGGTTTATGTTGGGCGCATGGGTAACACCGATGAGAAAGAAGCCAGTTCCTTCGCTGGCAAAGGTTTCATGATGCTCACCGGGAGAAATAACTATAGGCTCTTTGCATCTAAAATGGGCCTGCCAGAGGTAATGACTGACCCCGACCTTGTTGCGGAGAAGTACGCCTTTGAGACAGCCCTTTTCTTCTTTGAGGAAAACAAGCTCTTCGACATTGCTGACGAAGGCGTGAACCCTGAGACAATACAGAGGATAACTAGGCGGGTAAACGGGGGCCTGCATGGCTACGAGGACCGAGAAAACCAAACGCACAAGGTGTTCACATGGCTCACATCGTAGACTAAAAAACACAGATCACCAAAGCACTGGTCGGCAGCCACCGATCAGTGTTTTTTAAAAGTCATTGAAATGCGCGGTTTTCAGTGCTAGAGGTTTTAGAGATACATAGTATCAACGGGAAACCTGAGATGTTGCTGTTCATCGGGGACGCCGGGTTTCCCACCTACCCAACCTTATCAATTATAGCCTCGTGCATTCCTTCTGGCGACTGTAAGGATGCAAAGAGGTCTGTAAGCTGTTGGTATGACATAATAAGAAGTTGGAACTCTTTTAGCTCTTCGCAATACTGCCTGACGTAGACGGTCCTATCTTCTTCCAAGTACATCTCGATATCTTCATGCTCGGCTTTTTCATCCATGCTGACTATTCTTGAGTGGTCTTCTTCTAGCTCAACTGTAAACATAGTGTTTTCCTGTCTAAAGCCCAACTAGGCTTTTTTAAATCGCGGGTTGGGATTGTGGCAAAAAGGCCCCACTTGGGGGCCTCTTTAGTTACTCGCAGCTACGAATGCCTGTCGCCGGATCGATGTAGCAAGCGCCACCCTCTGGAACTTCCTCTTCAGCATACTCTTCTGATGTTGATGCATTGAGGATGCCGAAGCGCTTACCGCTTGCCCTAAAGGTCGTAGCCCCAGACGCACCGCCATCGTAAGCAGCCATGTAAACGTCCTTGAACTCTTCCCAAGTGACATCATCCCCGACATTACAGGTCTTGCTGCAAGCGCTATCCACGAACCTAGATGCTAGGTTTAGCACCTTAACATGGTCACGAACATGGAGTGCATCCGCTGTCATGCCTTTGACGCCAAACTCTCGGACACCATAATCTTCAATGCGCTCGATGCGCGGACCATCAAACGTCTGGATTGTGCGGTCATAGTAGTGGCTAAACACTGGCTCGATGCCTGACGAAACATTGTCAGCACTGAGGCTGATGGTGCCAGTTGGTGCCACGCTTAACAGATGCGAATTACGCATACCTTGCCGCAAGATGCCTGCGCGAATACTCTCTGGCAGTGTTTTGGCAAAACCACTTTCCAAGAAGTTGTGCTTGAACAGAGGGAACGGCCCTTTCTCCCGGCTTAGGGCGATAGAAGCTCTATAGCAGCCGTCACGGATGGTGGTCATTATCTCCTCAAGTATCTTTAGGAAACCTTTGGACCCATATGGTGCCCCCATCGCTTCAATGGCATTAGCAACGCCTGTGACACCAAGGCCCATACGCCTCTTGTCTTTGGCCTCTTTCTCTTGGGCCGCAAGTGGGTAGGTCGCCCTGTCCACCACATTATCCATGGCACGAACAACGTGCGGTATGTCGGAGCTTAATCTCAAGTAGTCAAAGCGCCTTACTCCGGCATCATCTTCGACAACATACTTAACCAAGTTAAAGCTGCCAAGAAGACACGCGCCGTTAGGCGGCAAAGGTTGCTCACCACAGGGGTTGGTTGCTGCAATTGTTTCACAGTAGTGCAAGTTGTTCTTTTGGTTAATCCTGTCGATGAACAAGATGCCCGGTTCAGCCCAATCCCAAGTAGAGCGCAAGATGTCATCCCAAA